AGCAATTCAGAACCGATGCCAATTACTATTACACATCCCAAAACAAATTGCAACATTCAAATCCTACGCCTTTTATTCCGCATGTTTCCCTACGCATAATGCGCACCGAAATTCACACGCTAAACACATGATTTGCCCAAACCCCAATAACCCCACCAATAAGCACTAGTCAGTTTCACAGTCCGCCACATGCCCGAATGACCCGTATTATGGCATGCATCATGTACCCATGACTGGTACATGTGCCCACATCAGGCGACCCATCAAAAACCATAATGATTATGGTCTGATATATCACCAAAATATCAACTTATCCACAGGTCACATTCCTCGGGTGGGGGAGCATGGGGGGGTACGGGTCACACACTCGTGTATGATTCTTATAGCCTAGGGTTGGAGCACTATTTTTGGGGAGTCGGATACCCCCCCCACTAGTTGTTTGGGTCCCCCGACCTAAATATAATATATAAAAATTTTAAAAGTTTATTATGCTTTTTTGTTGCGTTCTTTAACTTTAAACGGTTTTAGTTTAAGTTTTGTTTTTTCTTGTTTTGTATAATTCGTTTTGTATGCGGGATGTTGTCCCGCATTTTGACTTCCTAAGAAACCTAGGTAATTGCTGTCTCTGCGTATGGCTCTGTTGTATGTTTTGTTATCTTGGTAGTTTAATCTGCGGTTTTCTTTTTGTGGTCGTTTAGCCTTTTTTAGTGGAGGTGGAACTGGTGATTTTGAATCATCTTGCCAGTTTTTAGGTTTTTTGGCAGCCATTAGCAGTCCCATTTGCGCAACGCTAGGGCTTTGCGTGTTGGTCGTCCTTTGGAGTCTTTCATTGGTCCTGCCATGCCACCCATGCGTGCGCAGAATGATTTGCGGCGTGCCGCCGACTTGGGTGACTTGGCTGCTTGTTTAGCGGAGACAGGTGGTTTCAGTGTTCCACCTGTTTGGGCTTTGTATGATGCTCGCCCTTTGGCGTTCAATCCGCCTTTAGGGTTTTTGCCTTCTTTTCTTGTCCATGCAGCAGTTTTTGGCATTATCTATAGTTCCTTGTCTTTTTGGCTATTGTTTTAGGTTGTTTAACAAACTGTTTACCAGCCTTGGTGCCCTTACGCTTCGCTGCACTGGTTGCAGCATATTCTTTGCTGCTAAGAGATTTAATCGCTGCTGACGGCAAATAGCGTTCACCAGTAGCCTTAGGTCCAACAGTAGAAGGTTTACCTGACTTGGTGCGCCACTTCTGGTCGGACCATTTACTTAACGATTGCTGTTTACTAGTCTTAGGTCCACTAAAGGAGCCACCTGCTGATTGGTACCGTTTGTTTGCTAGTTGTGCTTTACGAGCAGACCACTGCCCCGCTTTGCCACCAGAAGTGCCAGCCTTAACAGAAGCAACTATCCGTTTTCTTAACTCTGGTTTACTGTAAGCCATTTTGTCCACGCTTCTTGTATTGTAAACAGCACAAACTGTTTCAGTATTGTCACCTCGCTAAGGCTCGGCGACCTAAACTATCTAGTATCCCTTACCCCCCCTATAATCCCCCCCGTTGTTCCCTACAGGAACAAATTTTCTATTAGTAGCATGGACAAAGAAAACATCCTAGATGTGCGCCAAGAAAAATATTTGAACTGGCTATGTACGCCAGCGTCTGCACGAATACCTGCTAGTCAGGAGAAGTATGCTCAGCAGGAAGGTATTGACCCGACAACTCTTAGACGCTGGCAGAAGAAGCAGTCTTTTAAATCTGAGTGGGCTAAACGGGTTGATGAACTGCAAGGTAGCCCTGAGCGTTCACAAAAGTTGTTGGACGCATTATACGCCAAGGCGTTAGATGGCGATAACAAGGCTGCACAGTTGTATCTTCAGGCAACCAACAGGTTGGCTCCTACTCAGATTAAGGTTGAGCATTCTCAAAAGTTGGATGAAATTTCTGATGTTGAGTTGGATGCGTTGATTGCTCGGGCTGCTTTGGGTGAGAAACATATTCGGCAGGAAACTGCCGAGTTTGCTAGGGAACTGAAAAGTCTATAGTTATGGCTGCTCCTACTAATGATGCAATGTTTGTTGCGCTAAAAGCGCAGTATCCTACTTTGTCCACTTTGGGTGACATGATGTATGCTTTTGCTCAAGATAATGGTTATAACTTCCGTGACACTCTTGGTTACGAGTTTTATGCTGCTACTGGCGCTACGGGGACAACTCGTGGCGATTTGGCTAACTCGTATTGGAATGACCCAGATTTTGCGGTTTCCAATTTGGAACAGGAAGATGGAACAGATTTGTTACTAGAGGATGGTTCATTCATTTTAATGGAGGCTGGCAATGGCTGATAAGAAGATAACTGCTTTAACGGCGCTGACTGGCGCTAACACGGCTAGCACAGATGTGTTCCCTGTTGTGGATGTGTCGGCTACGGAAACTAAAAAGATTACGGCAGCAGAGTTGGCTGCCGCTATTGCTGTTATTGGTTTAGATGCTGGTGGTGGTGTTCCAACAAAGATTCATGGTATTGAGTTACCTGCTACACATATGATTCGTTTTGAGGGTGCTACCGATAACGATTTTGAAACTTTTTTGACGGTTGTGGACCCGACTGCTGACCGTACTCTTACTTTCCCTAATGAGACTGGTACTATTGCTACTCAGGCTTATGCTGACGCTGCCGCAGCAGCGGCATCGGTGGATTTTGCTGACGCTGATAACATCTTAGCGAACGCAGTATTTCTCTAGGGAACGATTTAACCACTTATTAGGAGATAACACATGGCAACATTTACTAAAAAAATTCTTTCGGGTAGCACAGATGGCAAAGCCGTTAAGGTTGCTGCGACTGCTACTGCTGGTACAACGATTCATACTGGTTCGGCTACGGCTACAACTCTTGATGAGGTTTGGTTGTATGCGGTTAATAGTTCTGCTTCGGCTGTTAAATTGACGATTGAGTGGGGTGAGGCTAGCGCACCTGATGGCAACATTGAACTTAGTGTTGCTGCTGAGTCGGGTCTTGTTTTGGTTGTTCCAGGGTTGCTTATCAAGGGTAATGCAACTCCGCTTGTTGTTAAGGCGTTTGCTGCGACTGGGAATGTTATTATGTTGCACGGGTATGTAAACCAGATTACGGTTTAAGTTATGCGGTTTGATAACCGTTCACGGGTCAGCACCTATTTGAATACTTGGATGCCGACAAACGATGAGACACGGCAATCTGTCGCAGGGTATTTCGGTGGCGGTTATAGTGGCTCGGCTGCTCTTTCTAATATTGACAAAATCGCTTTTCCTGCTGAAACAAAAACAACATTGTCGGCAACTTTAAGTACTGGTCGTTATTTTATGGCACCGTTCGCCAATAGCGGTGTTGCAGGTTATTTTGCTGGCGGTAATGATGACACAAGTTATATTTCAGGTATAGATAAAATAGCGTTTCCTGCTGATAGCAAATCTACTTTATCGGCAACTTTGACTACTGCTCGTGAAAGAGGATATGGTGCATCTAATTCTGGTGTCGCAGGTTATGTTGCTGGTGGTACTGATGGCGGTGGTAATCTTTCCGCTATTGACAAAATAACTTTTGCTGCTGAAACTAAATCTACCTTAGCAGCAACTTTAACTACTGCTCGTTATGGCGGTGACGGTGTGGCTAATTACGGTGTGGCAGGATATTTTGGTGGCGGATATTCCACAAGCAACCTTTCTGCTATAGATAAAATTGCTTTCCCTGCAGACACTAAATCTACATTGTCTGCAACTTTAAGTGACGGCAAACGAGGTTTAGGAGGTATGGCTGATAATGGTGTTGCAGGTTATTTTGCTGGTGGTGTTAATGATGCAGGTAATTATTCTTCTGCCATAGATAAAATTGCTTTCCCTGCTGATACCATAACTACTTTGTCGGCAACTTTAACATCAGCATCAGGATTTTTTGGGGCGATGGCTGATTCTGGTGTTGCAGGTTATTTTGGTGGTGGACAAGATGCAGCCTCTGGTCGTTTTACAAGAATAGATAAAATTGCTTTCCCTGCTGACAGTAAAACTACTTTGTCAGCAACGATAACTAGCGCTCGGGATAGATTGTTAGGTTTCTCTAATCAAGGTGTGTTCTAATGTCTAGACCGTTTGCGCCTCGTACTAGGGTTTCAACATATTTGTCGGATTGGATGCCGTCAGGTGACACACATTTTGAATACGCAGGATACCTCATGGGTGGATATCAAACATCAGAAACAGCAAATATACAAAAGTTTGCACATTCTACAGAGTTGCAGTCTCAAATAGCAGCGACTTTGACCACTCAAAGAAATGCTCAGGCAGGTCTTTCATCTACTAGCAAAGGCTATTCGGCGGCTGGAATAGGAAGCGGAAGTCTTATTTCTGCTTACGATGCTTTATCTTTTGGTTCAGAAACACGAGCAACACTATCAGCGACTATGGCAACTAACCGCCAATACGCAGCAGGCGCTTCTAATTTTTCTGTTGCAGGTTATGTTGCTGGTGGCACTACAGCTACAGTTTCAACATCTGGACATACTGCAAACATTGAAAAGTTTACTTACGCAACAGAAGCAAATTCGGTAAGCACTACTTCGCTGTCACAAACAGCGTTTGGTGT